AAGGTTCCGGACACCGTCTTTCCCTGCCCATTGCCGTAGCTGTCCGCGTAGAGCGATCCGCTGTACTGAACCTTATCTCCGGCTTTGATGCCCGCTTTCGACGGAGCTGAAGAGGCCGGGGTCGGGATCGGGGCCGGGCGGCTCTGGAAAGCCACAAAGCAGGTATCCATATCAACATTTCCGCGAATGCCCGCAACCCTGCCGGTGCTGCTGGTCTGCTGGATGTCGCAGGAAATATCGGGGCCGCCCGTATAGTCGGCCAGCCAGGGCCGCCATTTGCTGATCAGCGCCGAGCTGAGTATGTTCCGCCTATAATCGTTGTTGAAATAGTTCTTGACGTCCCATCCGTCGCCGGCGGCTGCGGAGCAGAACGCATCGATCATCTGATTGATGAGGCTGTTGCTCGGTGCGGCACCGTGGACCTTGCGATAATACTTCACGGAGTCGTATTCGTAGTCGCTGGAAATGAATTTAATGTCGCTGCGGTACGGATCAATGATGGACCTGCAGGTATTCCATTCTCTTTGTGCGTCTGCAATTCCGTCGAAATAATTGAACCAGTACACAGCGACTGTGATTCCTGCCGCCAGAGCGCCTTCGATGTTGGCCAGAAACTGTTTGTCAATCTGCGACGCCGAGTTTCCGTATCCGGCCCGTATGATAACACCCTTTATTCCCGCTGCGGCGACCTGCTTCCAGTCGATGATTCCCTGATGGGCGGAAACGTCGATCCACTGTTCGCTCATTCCAAGTACCCCGCTTTCTTCAGGTCTTCGCGTTCTTCGGTGATGTCCGCCGCGCACTCCTGCTGAATTTTTTGGATGACAGAAACGTCCACATCTTCAGCCAATGCCACCTGTGCCGGATCTTCCCCATACGCCAGCGCCTTGATGATCTCCATTTTTGTCTGTTCACTCATGGCTTTTTCCTCCTAAAAATGCAAAAAATAAGAAGAGCTGCGCCCCGTCCGGGGTGCTGCCCTTCAGTTTACCGATATGAATTTCAGTCTTTCCGCCGCAAAACGTAGGTCTCTGATAGCTTCTTCCGCAGATTGAAGCTGTTGCAGTGCTTCATGATCCCGTAATAGCTGTTCATCGTTTCGTGGACCTTATCAAGCGGCATCTTTCCTTGCTCATATTGCCTTCTAACAAATTTGAGCCTTTTCCGCATTTTACGCGCCGTTGACTTTCGGAGCTTTATGTGGGTGGACCACACTTTATATCCGACAAAGTCGATTCCAAGCGTGGTGGGCCGAAGTGCCGTTTTATTATTTAGATTCAGCAGCAGGCGGGTATTCAGAAACTCCTCTATCTCCGCTTTGTATTGGTGAAGCGCGGGCTTGCTGTGGAAAAGGACGATAATATCGTCCATATACCTGATATAGCAGCGGATGTGCAGCTCCCGCTTTGCGAACTGGTCTAATTCATTGAGATACAGATTTGCCAGCATCTGACTGGTCAGGTTCCCGATTGGCATCCCTGTTTCATAAATTCGATCAGCCTCTCCCGGATTGTAACCGGCGGGAAGTCCGAACGGCGTTTCTTCGCTGTTGACAATCAGATCAAAAAGCCACATCAGCTTTTCATCGTTCCCGAAGCGCCGCCTGAGAATATCCAAAATCACGGTATGGTTGACGCGATAAAAGAACTTTGAAACGTCCAGCTTTAAATAGTATTCCCGCCCGTGTTTCCGCTCTTCTCGCCTCATCCAATATTGAAGCCGCTGGATCGCGGACTGAGCGCCGCGCCCCGGAACGCACGCGAAGCTGTCGGCAATATACCCTTTCATGAGGATAGGATTGATAACCCTGTAAACCGCCCACTGCACAACTCTGTCCCGGAACGGAAGCGCCATGATCAGCCTTTTCTTTGGCTCATAGATGAAAAATTCATGGTATCTTCCGACCTTATAGGTCTGGTAAATCAATTCGTTCTGAATCTGAATTAAGTTATCCTCCAGATTAGCGGAAAATTGAAGCACCTGATCCCGGTATCTCTTTCCTTTTCGTGCGGAGAGATACGCCTGATAAAGGTTTTCAAAATCATAAATCTGCTCATATAAATTCTTGAATGTTTTCATTCAAGCCGCCTCCCAAGTGCTGTGCTTTGCGGCGTTCGGGATCTACTAACGGCAGGCACAGCTATATCTTGTTTTTTGCCTTATCGGCACGGAAGCAGACCCCTTTATCCTCTCTGTTCTGGTCATAATCCCTTGAGATTATGGCATCTGACTTTGGAGAGTAGAGCGGAGCGGAACCCGACATTGTCCCACGAATTGGAACGATGATTGTTCAAGTTCAGAGCGAAGAGGCCCGCGTTAGACCCGTTGTTCCAGTTGCCGCCACGAATCGGAAGCCGTGTTGGCCTGCTCCCTTTCAGGGTTTACCAACGGATTTTAACCACCCGCCAACCATTTTGCCGATTTCAACGGCCATTCCGGACCAGATTTCATACTTCTTAGGCGGCAGGAAATGAAGTTGTAAGGAAAGCCTTAGGTATGCTTTCAGCTTTGTTACCTCCACGTCAAGCTCCTGCAGCGTGGTCTTTTTATAATACTTTTTGCTTGCCTCAATGACACGTTCGAGGATCAGGTCAAGGCAGCGTTTTATGTCCGCTGCCAGCGCAAACTTTTCCGATTTTGGAAACTGTGCCAACGCTCCGTATCCATATCTGATCATGTCATATACTTTCTGCAGGATTTTCAGGTCTTCCAAGAATAACACCATCCGTCAAATAAACACCTTATGCGTTAGATTATAGCATCATTTCGTGAGAATATATCAAAATGTTATTATCTAACGAAATACGTTATTTTGCCAAAATTTAAAATTACACTCCGGCTATCGCCGGAGTGTCAGGACGCAGGGAGCAGGTTACAGTTGAACAAAAGCGGAGCGGAACCCGACATTGGCCCACGAATCGGAACGATGAGAGTCCAAGAGCAGAGCGAAGAGGCCCGCGTAAGACCCGCTGAACCAGCCGCCGCCACGAATCGGAAGCCGCTCGCCGTAGTTGCGTACCCAAAAATAATTCCCGTTCAGGTTGCTGTCGACCGGGAAAAGCCCGAGATTTTTCATGATCTGCGGAACCGTTACTCCGGAAGCGGCTGCCAGCGTTTCAAGCGTACAACTCAGCTGGCCGTAATAATCGTTGACATTCCCGCCTGTATAGGCAGGTTTGTCGTTTTTTATATCCAGCACAGGAGCGCCAACGTAATGGTCGGTCTGTGTTGCATCGCCGGCAACCGAGCCATTATATTTAAGCGAATTGGCCGCTCCCGGATTGGCAAGGCTGCCGTCCTGCAGTATAGCTCTCCAGAGGGTGCTGGTGGAGCTCTGATCAATGTGCTTCGCGGCGTTGTTATCCGGGATAACTTGAATTTCCCCGTTCATCACACGCAGTCCCCCGGACCATTCCCAAACATTCCCGTTCAGGTCGGCGATTCCAAAAGGCGTTCCGTCATGATACCAAGATTTTGGCCCGGAGCCGGTCAGCACCCGCCCGGTATGATGGTATCCCTGATCGTCGTGATAATTTGCCATGCTATTCCAGTTGTCGGGAGTTATCCAATCATAACTTTGCGTGCCGTGTTCCCACTTATTGTCGACGTCGCGCCCGCAATAATTGTTCCCGTGCGGGATCGTTCCAGCCGCCTTGCAGAGATGAGCGATCAGCGCCCACTCCGCGTTGGTCATCAAATGCCAGCCGAGGCCCTTGGCCTCGCAGTATTGCTGCGCCTGGTCAAAATTCATCCACGCGGCGGGATCGCGTCCGGGCAGGCTGTAGGCCCTACCGCCTTCGACAATGTTCTGATACTTTGAGATAAAAATTTCATCATGTTCCACGCCGTCGACGATAAAAGCGGAGCATGTGGTGTCCGGCCCGCCAGCGACGATATCGGACCAGCGGCATTTCGGGATGCGGACCATCACGCTCGGCAAGCCGAGGTCGTCGAGTATCAGGGTGTTTTTTCCTCCTGAAGCCGCTTCCAGCGCAAGCCGCTCTTTATCAAAACCGCCCATTATGCATCCACCTTCCAAAGCGTCAGGGTCACATCGGCGGGATCGAAATCCACCGCGACTTTCTTTTGCTTTGGGATGCCTTCAGCGTCGACGCCGTCATCCTCATAGGCGTATCGGTGGGCCGGGATGTCGAGCTGCGCCACATAGTTGCTGGAAAGGCCCATCGTGAGCATGCCGTAGGCGTTCAGGCAGATGTCGATATGTACGGAAAAATCCCGTTCATACTTTGACAGATCCAGCGTGATTTCATCATTGAACGTCAGCTTCGTTCCCTCAAGGCTGTAGGGGATTTTCGCTCCCTCGTTTTTCTCCACGGTTTTCATGACTGCATACCTCCTGAGACATAGTAATTGATTTGAGCTTCGGATGCCGAGCCGATAAACCTGATTTTAAATCCGTTGAGCTGCTTGTCGTAGACCTCGACTGCTTCCACGGAGCCGGCGGAACTCACGGCCTCGGCGTGAACCATATAATTCAGATTTTCCCGAGGCGCGGCCAGATTAACGGTCGTCGCAGAATCGTTGAAGGGATACTGCTTGCTGTTCGTCAAGGGCACGGTCCCCATCTCGACGATAAGATTTTCAAGCTGCTGAGTATGCTGATCCACCAGCAGCTCAACCGTGTGGAAGGTCGTGTAGCGAACATAGGCCGCCGGATCGATATTCACGTCGACCGAGGAAGCGTTGCCGACGTCAACCGTCCCGAGATAGTCACGGACGGTCCCCGGACTTTCTTCGTTGGAATAAATTATGTCCGGGAGGCTCGTTTGCCAGACCTGATACAGGACGCCGGCGTCTTCCGGGTCCGGGTCTGTCCCGCCGACGTAGCTCTTTGCATACACGCCGATCTGATACAAATTAAACCGCTGGGCGACCGCCGTGTTTTCCAAAGCAAAGCGCATCTTTGCCGTAGCTCCTTCAGAGGTGTACTCCGCGATGGACATATCCATAGCGTAATCAGCCAGCTCCGTCAGAGATTCCAGCGGCCCGGAGGATACTGCCTTACTGCAGGCCGCTTTTGTTATTTTCAGCGTTTTCCCGGCGAGGCCCGCTAAAATAGCCTGCCCCTGTTCCGTGATCGCATATTCCCATCTCATGATATTGCCTCCATTTTATAATCCGTCAAAGCCCCTCCGACCTTAATGTGATTTGCTGGTAGGACCGTAAGGAAATCGCCGTTTAGCGTTTCTTCCGCGAAGCTGGTCATTGAGGCCCCGATATAAGTCTGCGCCGTCATGGTAGACTGCAGCGTAATGCGGATCAGCATATTTGCCGGCAGCATCGCTCGAAGAGCTGAATACAGGTTGTCAACCTGGGTGTCTTCGTCCATCTGAATCACAACATGAAGCTCACGCTTACTGAAATCTCTCTCAATAGTGACGTTTTTAAAGAGCTGCGATAAATATTGTGATAACATAGCAAAGGTATATGGTATTTTCTCTGATTTTCTCTGAAAGACCTTTAAACGGCGTGAGCCCAGAGAAAAATTTTGAAGGGGGATAATTTTAAGTATCTTCTCCCATCTGCTGATCGTGTCTGAATCGGCTGTCAATATAAACCGATTAGAATAGACTTGGTTGGTCCTCTGCATCAATTCTTCCATCTTCGGATTTACGCAGCCATCCAACGCTTGAAATTCTTTGATTTCTCGTAAATATTCAGGCAGGTAGTCAAGATATTTATACATTGTCGGCCTCCGCTATGGTCACGCTGCCGATGGCCGGGACCTGATAATTGTCAAACGTCGATGGCAGGGTGATATTATCCGGGCTTCCGTTCAGCAGCGTGCTGGAAATGTCCGCGATCCCGTCCACGCCCAGCACAGCGGCTTCGATTCTGGCGGCGCGGACGACATTGTCCTTGAAGGCCAAAGAGTTAAGGTATTCCGTAATTGCCGCTTCCACAGAGGATTGTATGCCTGAAATCTCCACGCCGGCCCGCAGGGCCGCTGAAATCTCGATGTCGATAGTTAATTCGGAAACCGTTGAAATCGTTACATAATGATCGATAGGAGCAAGGCCGTACCCTTTCCCCTTTGGCTCAGGATCAATAATATTTTCAACAGTATTGAGCAGAGTTTCGCTGACAGGTTTTTCGTCAGGGTCTACAATCACACAATGGACTCGTCCCCCTTGGTTATTTGGCGTTGGAAAGATTTTTACATCCCCGACTCCGGGAATTCCCAATATTTTTTGTTTATAATCAGCAATGTTTCCGCCATACGGCTTCTCATTGTATTCCTGAAAGTATCTCGTTCGCAACGCCTCATCTGCTTCCTCTTCTTCACCAGCAGTCAGCACATCGGACAGTGTTGCCGTTCCGAGGCCCTCAATATTGTCAATCGGGAGGATTGCTCCAAAGTAGCTGTTTCCAACGATGCCGGGCTGCTGACATTCCAATTCATAAATCCCTGCGGCGGTTTTCGCGGTCACTTTATAAAAAATGCCTTCCGCACCGAACAGGGAACCGATTGGAACGTCCATCAGGCTCCCGTCCGAAGCTGAAGTAAAGGTGCCCTTTCGTATAGCCTTTGATGCCGGATACCGATTTACGCCCTCTTGTGCGCAGCAGCGTGTCAAATCATCGCCTAACGCGGTATCTGGCATTGTAGTATCTTGGACATTGTCAGCATAATACCGATTTTCACCATACATTGCCGCCATAGGTGCCAGCGCGGTATAGATAATGCTTCCTTCCCGCGTGTCAACCTGATTCTTCAGGTTTTCCGGAATATTACTCAACATTTCGCTCATGAAATCTTCAAAGCTCTTCACGATTTCACCTCCGTCTGCGCAGCCCTGCTGCCATAGATCGTGTCGATAACAAAACGGATCACACCGTTTTCATTAGAAAAGTCGCGGATGCCTGTGATCCGGGTGTCCGTGCTGAGTGCGTCCTGTATCATTCGTTTCGCTTCGCTGTATGCGTAATCGGAATCTTTTCCGATCAGCGTGTTCAGCTCGCTGCCGTACTGCCATGAAAAGATCAGGTGCTCATACCGCTCGGTCTGCAGGGCCATAAAGGCGGATTGTATGACCGCGTCCAGCCCGTCGATGAACCCGGAAATACGATTGTTTTCCAAGTCCAGACGCCAAGTCTTTGAAGGCTGCTCTGCCAGATCTACATCGGCGGCCTCAACTTCAGGAATCATGTTGAAGCCTCCCTGACGGCCTTGTACGGCTGGATGCGGTCGAGCAGGATATATTTGACGCCATCGCCCCCAGCGGGCCGGCAAAGCAGTAGCACGCCTTCTCCGGCCCTAAGCGGTGGCCGATAGATCACGTTCCCCTGCTGAAGCCCGATGCAGCTATCCGTAACATAGAAATCATCCGCATCCAGCTCCAGCTTGTCGTTGATCCTGATTTTCAGCGGGGCCGTGGAAGAAACCGTGCCGGTCAGAAATCCGCCTCTGCCGGTATGATCGAGATATGCCCGGATGATACGCTTGCATTGATTCACGTCGACAAACATTTTAAAGCCCCCTTTAAACCAGTTTAAAATCCGCTTTTACCGTGTGCGAAACGTCGGTAAAGCTGTGCACCGCTTTGGTGCATAAGAGATATTTTTTGATTCCCGCGCGCGGGATCTCGACAAAAACCATATAGCCGGCCCTGACCGTCTTGTCGCCGAGCACTTCCACGCCGGTCAGCTTCTGCTGGACCTTGTTTTTCAGCCCCAGCAGTGCGTCGGACTTCGCTTTTGCCTGTTCCGGATTGACGGAATCGTCCAGCTTTTCGTAATACTGCAGCAGGCCCCATTTCCGGATGGTGCTGCTGTCCTTTGAAATATAGACCTCTCGTTTTCCGCTGTCTTTGTTATCCCGGACCAGCTTGATCTGATTGTAGGTCTCATCGTCGATGCTGCGCTCATAGCTGAAATCGGATATTGTGCTCCCGGTGCTGACCAGCAGGCTGGAAATCGTCGATTCGATATTGCGGAGCACGGCAAGGCCGAATTCGTCCTTGATGTAGAAATACTTTTTCGTGTTTCGGAGCGTCAGGTTGATGCAGTCGGAGATCATATCCAGAACGACCTTGTCGTCAAAGGGAGAGAGGCTCCCGAGATTGTATCCGGTATCCTCGACGGTCCCCGCCTTCAGACCGAAGTCGGAGAAGATCTGCCGAGCGGCCTGCGAAGCGGTTTTGTTTTTAAAGGAATAGGTGTCTTTCGCCTTCAGGTAGCGCAGCTGGTCGTAAGCGGTGATCTTTGCCGGATCGCGGTTGCTGAAGCTGTCTTTAAAAACGTACCCTTTGAAATAGGGGTCGTTGTCATACTTTATGCTGATCGCGTTACCTTCCGCCGGCGTCACCACATCGTTGGGCAGAATATTGAACGTGCAGATCCCGGCCTGATTGATATTGTCCGTAAAATCGACGGCTTCTACAACCTGCGATATGTCATAGATGCTGCCGTCTCCTGCCGTCAGCATGGCTTCCAGCATTATCTTCACTCCTTACGGGATCACCAGAACCCAGCCGGGGTAAATCAGGTTCGGGTTTTTGATTTTGCTTTTGTTCGCGTTTACGATCTTTGTGTACTGCGCGCCGCTGCCATAGAACTTTTTGGCGATGTTCCAGAGGCAATCCCCGCTTTTCACGGTATACATTTTAGTTTTCGGAGGATCTGCGGCCCTGACCGGCTGCTTGCTGGCCTGCGCCTTCGGCGTCGATACCGTCTGAACAATCTGAACGCGCTTGATCACTGGCTCCCGGAATTCCTTCAACTCGAGCGTGTAGTAATATTCGTTGGTCTCGCCGAAATGCTGGGACGGGGAAAACTGCTCAATGCTGCTGAGCAGATTGATATCGACCCCGTCCCCGGTGATGATCAGGCGCGCCGGCAGCGACTGATCCATCACTTTGTAGATATTGTCCACATAGGTCTTTGCCGGCAGCGGGGAGCTGGTGGTCGTGAACGGATACACGTTGTCGGTAAAAAGGCTTTTGATGCTGACGTCCTTCAGCTTGCGTTTGCCGATCCGGGTAACTTCCCCCAGGTCGACGATTTCATATTGCTTGTTGTTGCCCTGAACCTTGATCGTGATATCCTCGAAGGGGTTGACCGGCAGCTGAACGCCGTTTAAAAAGGTTTTGATCATCCGTTTACCACCTCATCGATCCCGGAAAGGCCGGCTTCGATTTCGCTTTCCGTCTCGTCGTGGACCCTCGCCTTAATTTCCTCCCAATCCTCGCCTTTCTTGACGTCGTTTTTGATATTGACGTCCCCGCCGGAATAGTTGAGATAATAGATGTTGGTGCTGCTGTTGGCGCTGTTCCGCAGGGCGTTCGCGTCCTCTTTCGAGAGCTGCAGCTCGTCGGCCTGCTCATAGGTGATGGTCTGATAGCTGTCGAACCGGCTCAGGGCCGCCTGCGCCGCGATGTCGTTCAGGTACTGCAGGCTTTGGTCGGAGATATCGACGGCGTCGCCGATTTTATTGACCTTATCCAGCTTCCCGCCGGTCGGGTTCTTATAGGCGTCGCCGAAATTTTGAGCCGCTCCCGACGTTTTAGGCATATTCTTGTTTAAGTCCGTGAGTTTATCTGACAGACCGGTGACGCTGTTCATCAGGCCGCCGACTTTCGTGTCGATTCCCTGACCGAATTTATATCCGGAATTGTAGGCACTGCTATAGCTGATCCGCGAACCCACAGTCGGGGCGGTTCGGTCGAGGGTGATCGCCTTTTCGTTCTTTCCCCAAGACAGGACGTTGTTCTGCAGGGAAGAAAGACCCGCCGTCCAGTCCGTGCCGAATATGGCGTCGATGATCTTCGTGACAACCTTCCCCAGCGATAGAAACCATGAAATAATATTGCCGATCAGGTTTGCGACGGCGTCGCCGAAGCTGTTGAATCCGCCGTTGGAGACGTTCAGGACCCATTCGATGATCCCCAGGTACGGTTCCACGAAGATCGTCCATATTGCTTGAATGATCGCGTTGATGACGCCGATGGCGGTGTTCCAGAGAAAAGCGCCGGCGGCGGCAAAAGCTCCGCAGATCACGCCGGTCGCCGAAATGCTGGAGCCGGTCAGCTGATTGATCGCGCCGACCACGGCGTAAATCACCACAATCAGCAGAATGACCGCTGCGATGATCCACGTAACCGGGCTGGCGAGCATGGCCGTATTCAATCCGACTTGTGCTCCGGTCGCCGTTTCAAGAGCAGCAGCTTCCGCAAGACTGCTCCCGGCATGTATGGCTTTCGATGCGATTGAAAGAGCCTCAATGAAATTTGAGACCAACATAACGCCATTATAAATGAGCATGGCCGCCGCCGCGATTCCGATGGCTGCCGCGATGCCCCAAAAGATCGGGCCGATCCACGACCAGTTATCGGAGAAAAACTGAAACGTTCCGACCGCCAGACCGAAGAACCACGAAAGGACGTTCGCCGCTGTCGTAAGACCGGCGGCGATGTCGTTCATCAGGGCTGCGCCCTGCGGAGTGTTCAGGTAGGCTGTCATCTCCTCAATTTTCTGGATGATGACATCCACGGCGTGGCCGGGCTGGGAGAGATAGTCCATCAGCTGGCTGACGTCATTTCCCATGATCGTTTTGGCCTGCCCGAAGGTCATGGGCATTTTTGCGAACTGCTGGTCCAGCGTGGCGGACTGCTCCATGATGGAACTGACTACCACGTCCGTGGTCAACGCCCCGTCTTCCGCCATCTCCCGGAGCTTGCCTTTCGTGACGTTCATGGATTTGGTCATCATCTCGGCGAGAATCGGAGCGTTTTCCATGATTGAGTTGAATTCGTCGCCGCGCAGGACGCCCGAAGCGAGGCCCTGAGTCAGCTGAGTAATAGCGCCGGCTGCTTCAGCAGCTGACGCCCCGCTGACCACAAGTCCTTTGTTTACGGTCGAAGCGAACTGGATCGCTTTTGCGTTGTTGTTCTTGAAATAATCCTGTCGGCCCATGCTGGCCACCAGCGCGGCGGTGGCCGAGTAGGATGTTCTTGTGGCGTTGGCCGCAGCCATGACCTTACCTTCCAGCTGCGCCTGTGTCTGAAGGCCGTCGTTGATCAGACCGAGGCGGGCGTCCACTCCGATCCGCTGGTCGGCCTTATCTCCTATCTGATTGATTCCCTGCAAGGCGGTCTGCATCAGCTGAATCCCGTTGTTGGCAACGAGGATCGCCTTGCTAAGCCCGCCGAAGCCGGAAGAGGCGGTCGCGGTGACGGATCTGGATTGGCTCCCGGTCTTCTGCAGGTTGTTGTTCAGCCGGTCGATCTGCTCGTTTGTCCGGGTCACTTCCGTTCGGACTTCCCCGAATTCCCGATCCACATTATCCATTCTGGAGGACATCTGCAGGTCTTCCATCCCGCGCACCAGTCGGCTGACCGCCGCCGTCAGCTGATCGACCGACGTATCGGCGGCTGTGGCGTCGGAACGCATACCGTTGAAAGGCTTTTCCATTTGGGGCATGCTCACCGACCGGTTGAGCGTATTGATCGCCTCGGTAAGGCGGGTCATGGCGTTGATGGAATTATCAATCGTGCGTGTGAACCCGTCCTGCAGCTCCAGCATTGAAGATACGGTTGCCAAATCTGTCACCTCCTCCTGTGCCGCCTTATCTTTGCGGCCTCAATTTTATCCTGTCTGACTTTTTCATCAATGAACCCGTAAATGGTGGCCCGCTCATACCACGGTCGCCGGAACAGCTCTCCGGGGAAGCGGTGAAACTTTACCAATGCGTAATAGGCATAGTTTGTTTCCGCGTCCCCGGAGCTTAGGAGTTTTTTACCTCATCTTTGGCGGCCTCGACGTTTTCCGCATCGAAGCCGTTGATTTCATTGACCGCCTGCTGAAGATTTGCGTGTTCGCCCGAAATCAGCATTTTCTGAACCAGCTCGTCGTCGCTGGTCACGCCGTAGCTTTTCTGAAGCTCGGCGTTTTTCAGGTCGGGAAAGACGGTACAGGCCGCGATCAGCTTGTTGATGTAACGCTGATTGTTGAACCGTGTGGTCTGCCGGCCTTTGAAACGGGTCACCGTGGTGCAGTCGTCTTTGAGCTTCGCGTCCTCTTCCTCGGAAATTGCCTTGATTTCCCACGGGATCGGCTTTCCCTTCTCATCCAGAAACCGGTCGCTCACGATGATCTTCTGGTTCTCCGGCTTTTTCGCCTTGTCGCTGAAAAATGCGGAAAGTGACATGATTTTCTACCTCCAAAAATTAAGATTTGAATTTTTCCAAAAGCTCGACGCCGTCGTAGGTAAAGGGAAGCTCCTGTTCCAGCAGCCCGTCGTCGCTGTCCAGATTTGCGAAGTCGATTTCATCGAAGTTGCAGCCGGTCAGGACTTTGGTCTCGGGTCCCCAGCTGGTAGTGGGGTCCTCGTTCGTCAGCTGCATGGAGAAATACTGATCGACGCCGCCGTTAGCGTAGTTTACGAACATCTCCTTGAACAGGCTTGTCACGGCGTGGATGGTCAATGTCCCGGAGCCGGACCAGGACGTGGCCTTTTTCCCGACAGACCGTTTCCCGATGGCTTTGACGTCCTCTTTGTTTTTGCTCATTTTGGATTCGATCTTGGTCGCGTAAAAAAGGTCGTAGTTGCGTCCGCTGATAGTAACGAACGCCTTTCCCTCTTTGGCGTTTATGGCTTCTTCCTGCTTGAATTCCCGCGTTTCCATCTTTCAGTCACCTCTTATCCTTCCACCACGATGGTGTTATAGATGGTTTCGATCACGTCGACCGGGCGCACGGCATAGTTGACAACCATCGCGTCGATCAGCTCGCCCTGTGCGACCGTGATATCCTCCGGAGCAACGTCACGGATGATTGAGCTTTTCTCCAACATCCGGAAATAGGACAGGATATCCGCCTGAAACAGCTTCCGCCCGTTCTCGTCGTTGGCAACTTTTCCGCTGTAATACAACATGCCGCGATTGCTGATCTCCGTGGCTATTGAAAACAGGGTGCGGATGACTTTGTTTTTGCTCATGGCGTAGGTGTGTGTTTTCGTGAACGTGGTCAGCGTGTTAATATCCTTCTGAATCACCACGCTGTTCCCGCCGACCGGCGACGGAATAAAAACGATTTGGCCGGATTTTGCAAATTCGGTCTGCTGTGCCGTGGTATAGCGTGTATCAACGTCGACCGCGCCGATGTACGGCGCATTTGTGAGGCTTTCCGTCAGGGGGCAGGCCGCCGTTGCTCCGGCGAGATAGGCGGTGGCCATCACGTTGGTGACGTGGACGCCGCCTTCGAGGATGACGCCGTTTTTTGCGGAAAGCACACCCTCGAAATCCGAATTGTCGTCAGGAACCGCGACCTGCAGGTATTTTCCTTCCTCCTGAATCATCCGTTTTTCAAACGCGATGAACAGGGCCTTTACGTCCGGATCGTCGACGGGGCAGGCGACCGCGTTGACCGTCTGCAGCTCGATCCGACTCAGGAAATCGGCATAGTCCGCGCTGGTCGCCGCTCCGTCCGCTCCGTTTTCCAGCTTTGTCCCGGCATTCACCGCAAGCGTGTTTTCGCCTGCCGTCGCCGCGAAGGCGATCCATTCATTGTCCTCGAGGCCGGTGATGTCCGCCACAGTCTGCCGGTCGATTTCGGTGGTATCCAGCCAGGTTACCACATCAAATTTTCCGGTCTGGCCTACCGTGTTCTCGACCGACACGCTCAGCCGGTTTCCGTATGTGCCGGAATAGAGAGCGGTACAGAGCAGATTTCCGATTGTCGCAGTTGCCTTCGTGCCGGTATTTAACCGGTAAAAATACGCCTGTGACGAATTTTTCATGGCCTCTGTAACCAACCGCGCGTCTTCGCCGAAATCAGCTGCGAGCGCAGCGGCGTCTTTTCTTGTCAGTAAAATGAGCGTTTTCTCCTTCAACCACGGAAAGACAGTGGGAATCCCAACGATGCCGCTGCTCCCTTCCACGGGAGGATTCGCCCCGCTGCCGGCGTAGTTGGTATAGACGCCCGGCAAAACCTTATTTTGAATTGTCCAGTTCCCGCCTGCCATTATGGGAAACCTCCTTCTTCAGAAACTTTTTTGTGATGCTTTTTGCTTCCGCCTCTGTGTAATGCTGATCGGGTACCAGCGCGGCGGTCAGTATGTCGCGGGTAATTCCTCTCGCGGCATGAATCAGCTGGTTCCCCGAAAAGGTCGGCACTTTCGTCGAGCCTTCAGCAGGGACCGCTTTTTCGGATTCGTTTGCCATTACTTTAAATCCTCCTTGTCGATATCAATGGTTTTGACCTTTGGCGTATTATCGATAGGATACAGGAATGTGCTGAAATCGCAAAGGTCGTGGAGTTCGTCGCCGTCATCGTGTCGGGTGTGGTTTTGGAGCCTCAGCGAACAGTCTTCGGTTCGTAGGGCCTTCAGCTGAAGGCTGATATTGGCAAATACCTCGTTCAGCTCCTTTTTGACTTTCAATTCGTCCGCTTTTTCCGGCGGCAGATAGGCAATATCCAGTTTCCCGGACACGTTTACCCGGCCCCCAAGCTCCGTTGTCACGTCCACATCTCCCGCAAACCCGATCAGGAAGCAGCGCGCCGGCAGCTTATCCGGTATCCATTCGGAGTAGATCGGGACGTCGGGGTACAATTCGTCAAGCCCCGCTGAAAGGGCCGATAAAATCAGATTGAAAATATCCATCTATCCAAGCCCCCTCCGAATTGTTTCTTCAATGTGCTGCGCGGCTCTGTCCAGTTCCTTCTGCGCTTTTTTCTCGCTGTCCGTCATGACGAATGCGCCTTTGACGTAAGGTTTTTTCAGCCTGATCCAGATTCCCCATTGGCCTTTGTGCTTTCCGGTTTTCACCAGCTGCGCCGCTTGGCCGTATTTTGATTCGCCGGGCCTCAGTTCGATAAACACCAGCCGGCCCGGCGTCTGACGATGGCCAAGCTCGTAGAAGGAAGCGTAATTCTTCGGATTGAAAACTTCCGCCTGCAGGCCCCCGATGATCTCGACGACCCCGCTCCGGTCCCAAGCCGGCCCGAGAGTAGGGGAGTCGGGGCTACTGCCCGTGGCCGTGTTGTTCTTGCAGCGGGCAAGGTGCCTGTCTGCTATGGCGTTCAGCTCAACGGCCCCCTGCGATTTTGCTATTTCGCGAACCTGCTTCAGCTGCTTTGTAAACTTTTCGTAAGGCTCCGGATTTATAAGCATCGGTTATTCCTCCGACAGCGGGATCTCACTGTGAGAATCCGCGTAGCTGAAGCCTTTCCCGGCCCACAAAGTGAAGGTCTGGCCGGCTTTTGTGGTTACCTTGACTTTATCGCCTTTTCGGATATCGGCGTTCGGAGAGCAGAACAGGGTATAGCCTCCGGCAGCTTCTCCGTGATCCCCGCTTAAAGACAATTCCCCGCGCCTGTTTTGAGATAAGGCGCAGGGAAAATTTTGCAGGACGGCGATTTCAGTTTGTTCGGTCTGCTTGGTATCCGGGTTCTTGGCGTCGCAGCGGCGAAAAGCGTCGCAGCGGTCAAAGTAAGTACTCTCAATCGCTTCCCGTTCCGTCATCGAATTTTCGCCACCTTGAACATGGCGATCCGCGCATCGAGGCCGCTCAGTCCGCTTCCGGAATCGGAACCGGAGCCTGAGCTGTATTCGATGGTTGTGTCTCCGCGCTTGATCGAGGACACGGCCTGCTGGCCGCCGCCTTCCTGCAGGCCATCGCTTTTGCCGATTTTAACGGCAAGGTCGATCCAGAGATGCAGGGCACGGTTGGGAAAGGTTCGGCGGCCTGTTTTTGCATAGAAGTATTCTTCAGCCTGACCGATGTAATCGTCAACCTGATCGGAAGAAACCTCCGGGAGCGCCGCCTGAACCTTTTCCTTTACCTTTTCGCGGTCAGCCGCTGCCATATCTATTCCTCCTTTGCCTGACCCTTCTTTCCGGGGTTCTCCGGTTTCTTGCTGCCATCGTTTTCAGCGGCTTCCGTTTTTCCGGAATCTTCAACGGAATACCCGATTTTTTCATAGTAGTCGGCCTCGTGCTGGGTGGCAACTTCCCGCACGACGCCACCTTTTTTCAGTCTGATCATGTGATCCTCCTTAATCCCGGCTCATGGCCGGCTCAATGTTTAGGTGCTGCTGCGGGTGCAGGCGGCCAGCGTCGGAACCTGATTTTCCAGCACCCACAGATCGTACAGCAGGTGATAGTCGATCATCGTTTCGTCCCCGATCTGGTTTTCGTCCGCCGAAAAGACCTTCAGGCTGTCGATTTTGCTGACGGCCACTGGAGCGGACGAATTCATGATAAGAAATTCAATCTGCAGCGACGTGGGATCTGCGACGATGCCCCCGGCCTCCTGACCTTCGGTGCGCCCGTCCTGAACCTTGATTACGGTCTGCAGGCGCTTGGAAGGAACGAAAATGCACGGAAGGTCGTTCACCATCGCGCCGCGATATGACACGCCGTTGACGGAGATCTCCCGCTGGAACGTGACGGAGTTGTTCGTATTTTTGGATTCGTCGCGGAAAGCCTGCTCGTTTTTCAGGGATACAAAGGCTACGAAATCGGCATCGTCCCCGGAATCATCCTTTACAGCGGTAAAGAGATCCTTCAGCTTGGTGATAACCGAGGACGCCGGGTCCGCCTTTGCAACCTGGGCGATGTGGCTGGCGGCATAATCGCTGGCCGCGAGCTTGGAATAAACTCTGTTGAACCGGAACATATCCTGCTCCGGAACGAGTTGCTTGCGGGCAAACTCGCGCGTCACGTTTTCCGTCGTGGCGATAAAATTGGATTCGCTGGGGTCGAGACGCCCAAGCTCGAACTTCACGGCGCGGTCCATTTCCATCGTGTAGGGCACCCATACGAGCTTCACGCTGCCGGCAGGATATCTGGAAGCGTCCGCCCTGCTGTAATTCCCGAGGCCGCTGACGCTCAGCTGGGCGATCTTCACGTTTTTGCCGCCGTCGTACTGGATCATGTCGTCGTTGGGCACCATCCACTGAGTGGAGGATTTTGCCTCCAGCTCCTCGTCGATGAAGCCCTGATAGACTTCTGCGTAGTTGATATCATTTGCCATGATAGTTTAGCTCCCTTCCTTATTTCACGGAAACGCCGCGAGGGCGTTTCTTGGTTTCTTCGTCGGTCTTGCCCGCCGCCGTACCCTTCGGAACGTACCCGTTCGCTTTGAACCGCTGTTCCACGCCGGCCTGCACGCCCTTGTCATAGGCGGCCTTCAGCGTTTTGATCCGCTCGTCGGTGTCCTTTTCGTCCGAGCCTTTCACGAAAGCGGCCAGCTCGACCGGAAGGCCGGCATCGGTCAGCTTTTGGGACGTGTATCCGGTCAGTTTTTCGTCCGCCATCTGTTTCTGCAAGTAGACGACTTTTTCGGC